CGAGCGGCACGTGCCAGCGCTGATGAAACGCGCAGTCCACCAGCCGGTCGTTTTCCGTACCGTCGCCGCCGGCGACCGGCGGATCCGCCGTCGTGGTGTCGATCGAGTAATCCACGCCCGATAGCGTCACCTCTGCGCACACCTCGGCACAGGATTCAGGCTTTTGGCAGCAGCAGGGATAGGCGGGCATGGAAGATTAGTTGTTAGTTGTTAGTTGTTAGTTGTTAGTTGTTAGTGGACGCGCTGCCGCAGCCGGTTACGTGGCCGGCAGGACTAGCAACTAGCAACTAGCAACTAACAACTAAGTTTTGCAGGCGGTTTGGAGGCTGTCCCATTCGGCGGTGGTCTGGTTCCAGTCGGCGCGGGCGAGGCCGTCTTCGTCGCCTTCGTGGGTGAATTTGTTGTTGATGGTCATCGGCTGGGCCGGGTCCTGGTCGACGATGATGGCGCCCTCGGGCTGGAGCACGTCGACGGCGTCGATCGTGAAGGTTTCGTCGGTCGTCTCCAGGTCGGCGGTCAGTTCGCCGCGGATGGCCGTCGCGTGCGGGGTGAGCCAGTCGATTTCCCAGCGGCCGCGCCGCCATACCGCCTCGCCGCGGCTGCCCTGGTCGTGCGGCGAAGTGTACTGGTCCGTGGCGCGCCCGCGGTAGACGCCGCGGGCGTCGGTGACCTCGAAGACGGCCGACGAATCGGTAATGGGGTCGTCGTCGTCGTCGAGCGGATACGCCTCGACCGTCTCGCCGGGCGTGAGGGCTTCTTTCAGCTCGAACCGTCGGACGGTGCCTGCGCGGGCGTCTTTGGCCAGGTCCAGGAACGTATTGAACGTCGTGGCCGCGATGCGGATGGGTTTTCGCGGTTTCGCTCGCCGTAGAGGATCGCCGGCCATGTCATTCCCCGATGCCCAGGTCGAGGAAATCGTCTGTGTCGTACACCTTTTCCACGTACACGGCGGTGGGTACGTTGTCGCTGTCGTACTTGCACCACAAATAATCCCAGCCTTTTTTGGTGATGCCGGTGAAGTCGCCGACTGTCAGGTCGGCGGCGTTTTGGCTGGCAGCAAATTCGAAGGCCAGTTCCCAAATCGCTTCCCCGGTCTCATCCCATCCCTGTGTGGCGCCGCGGGCGCCCTGAAACAGGATCTCTTCGGCCTCGAAGCCGCGCCAGGAGGCGTTGTTCACTTTGCCGGTCAGACGGAAGAGGGCCGCCTTGTAGGCTGCCGTCACCAGCTCGCCAGACACACGGTAGGTTTCGGACCACGTGTAGACCGGGCTCGTAATATCCACGCCTTCGACGCCGTTTTCCGTGACGGCGATCGCGCCTTTGTGGTCGGTGGCGCTCTCGGGGTAGCGGCCCCGTGTGGATTTGCTTTGGGTGGTGTGGTGGGTTCCGCCCCCGGTGGAGAATTGCCAGTCGCCCCAATCGGGATCGGGCACCGCGCTGGAGTACTCGACCGAGCATTCCCAAGCGTCGCCCGAGCCTTGGGGGTCGATCTTGTACCGTTGGGGCCGGAGGATGCGGCCGGTGACTTCCAGGATCGTGGCCGGCGCGGTCGCGCTGAGCAGCGCCTTGACCGCGTCGGGGTCCGTCAGGTTGTCGATATGCCACACGCGCGTTTGCGTGGAGGCGTCCCGGGTGATTTCGCCCCCGCGGGAGTTCGGTGCTTCGCGGATGATGATCGTGGGCATTATTCGAAGGCCGGCTGGGCGAATTTGTCGATGAGGAGCTTCGTGTTCCGTGCGGTCTGTTCGGTCGCGTCGGCGGTCCGCCGCGCGTCGTCGGTGGCGCCCATGCCGGCCACGGCGGCGGCCGAGAAGGTGCCGCGCACGGAGCCGGAGCTTTCACGCCAGGCGTTGGGATCGGTTTCCGGCAGGTCGGGGCCCGCGGTCAGGTCGGCGGTTGTGAGCCGTGCGGCATCGCCGGCGGTGCGGGCTTCCCCCAGGGCGGCTTCCCACTCGGCGCGGGCGGCGGCCAGGTCGGCCGCCGCGCCCCGGCTGGCCTCGCGCTGCATGGCGTCCAGGGCGGCCATGGTGCCGGCCTGGTCGGCGCCGATCGCTTCGACGGCGGCGCGGCTTTCGGCGTCGATTTGGCTCCGCCGGCCGGCGGCGTTCGTGTTGCGAGTTTTCTGTCTGCGCTGGTAGTCTTCCTCGACGATGGCCTGCACTTGGGCCGGATCCACGTCTTGGGCCTTGGCGATGATCCAGGCAAACCCGTGCGCGATGCTTGTGCTGGCCCGGTCCCATGCGGACATGAGCCCATTCGTGAAGTCGTTCCAGAGGTGCTTGAGTGTGGCGGTCCCCTCGGCCCACATGACTCGCAGGCCGTTCCAGACTTCGGTAAAGACCCGCGCGGTCTCGAAGCGGAAGTCGTTCCACATGCGAGTGAGGTATTGCGTCCCCTCGAGCCAGGCGACCTTCAGACCGGTCCAGAGCACTTTGGCGGCGAGCTGAAAATCTCCGGCGGCCAAGGCGTCTTTGATGCCTTGCAGGCTGGCGGTAAAGACTTCCGTTAGCGGCGCGATGGCGTCCATTAGGTTCTGGAAGACGGCCCGGATCCCGCCGGCGGAATAGACGGCGTACGCGACCAGGCCGGCCAGGCCGGCGACGACCAGGCCCACCGGGCTCACCAGCAACAAAAAGGCCATTTTCACGAGCCCCAGCGCGGCGGCCAGGGTTGTGGCGACGGTCCCCGCGGCCGAGAGCGTCATGCCGATCGCGACCAGGCCGGCCCCGGCGGCCACGGTCCCCGCGGCCACGGCGGCGACGGTGGTGATGAGGGTCGAGTTCACGCGGGCCCAGTCGATGGCGGTCGTGACCAGTGGTGCCAACCGGTTGAACAGGTCGGTCAGTGCGGGCGCCAGTGCGGCGCCGATCTGCGTCCACAAGCGGCCGCTTACCTTCGTCATGCGGGTCCAGGCGTCGGTCAAGGCGGCGGCGGCAGCCTTTTCGCCTCTTCCATGGCGGCTTCCAGGCCTTGGGCGCCTTGGGAGAGCATAGGCAAGAGCGAGGTTCCCGCGCGGCCGAACAGCACGGATGCCAGGGCGGCTTTTTCGGTGTTGTTGGTCATTGCGGCCAGGCCGGCGGCCGTTTCCATGAACAGGGCTTCGGTCGTCTTGAGGTCGCCGCCGGCGTCTTGCACGTCGATTCCCAGGCGGCCAAACGCGGCGGCCGCGGCCTTCGATCCCCCGGCCGCGTCGTAGGCGCTGCGCTGCAGCCGGCGGATTCTGGTTTCCATTCCTTTTAGGTCGGTTCCCCCGAGTTCGGCGGCGCGGGCCAGGGCGGACACGAACTCGGCCGAGGCGCCGATTCGTTTGCTCATTTTGTCGATTTCGTCGCCCGTTTTGGCAAAGCCGCGGGCGGCGGCCAACAGCGGCGTCAGGGCGGCGGAGCCGGCCGCGGCCACGGCCAGGCCCATTTTCGTGACGCTGGCGCCCCAGTTCTTGAGCTTCTTGCCGGCCGCGGAAAGAGCCCGGCTGAGCGGGTTGTTGTCCCCGTGCAGCTCGACCCAGGCTTTTCCAGCTCGTACACCAGCGGCCATGTTAGAAATTTAGGAGCCCGTGTAGCTCGGTGGGTGTGACCCGTTCGGTCGGTTCCCGATCGGGGGGGCAGGGATGGAAGTCGATAGGGGATTTTGCGGGCGAGTTCTTGCCGCGGAGCATGTTGTGGATTTTGGCGATGACGGCGGCCGTGTGGTTCCAGTCGTATTGGATGCGGAAGCGGGCCATTGCGGCCAGTTCCCGCATGGTGAACGGGTCCGGATTCAGCCGGAGGATGGCGGCGTATTCGGCGACGACGGTCCAGGCGTCGGCATCGCGCGGCGGATGGCTGCTCTCGCTTGATCCACTTTCCTCGCCAGGGCCTCGTCGATCGCTGCGTCGATGGCCGGATCGTCCAGGGCCGACCGGTTCGCGGCGATTTCGGCCTCGATGACGGCGTTCGACCTGGTCAGCAGCCGGGCGGCGTCCTGCCGGCCGGCGTCGAGGAAAAAATCCGTCAGCCCGGCCCAGAGGGCGGCCCGAGCGGCGCCGGCGGCTTTGCCGTCGAGCCGGCCGGCGAAGTCTTCGTCGCTGACTCCGAGGGCGTCGGCGTCGGGCTTTACCAGCGCGAACACCACGTCGAGCACGGTGGCCAGGTCGTGGAGGCGTTGGATCGTGGGCGGCTGGCCGGCTTCGAGGTTCAGCAGGTCCAGGTCCAGGAGGCTCCGCACGCGTTTCGCGGCGCCGATGGTGATGGCAATGGGCCACGTGTGGCCGGTCGTGTCCGTGAAGCTATGGGGCATTTTAGGTGTCAGGTGTCAGGTGTCAGGGAGCGATTGAAAAGCCCGGGGCGGCCGTTGTCAGGCGATTTCGGAGTCTTGGAGGAAACCGAGGGTCACAGTCACGGCAGCGGCGGCGTACACGTCCAGGGTGGCCATGTCGCCCAGCGAGGCGAAGGGCGACGTTGTGCCGTCCGTGTTCAACCATACCGCGTGTGCGTCGGCGAACACATCGACGAGCACCGAGGCGGCATCGTCCCGGAACACCAGGAGGGCGTTGGAGGTCGCCATGCCGGCCGCGAAGGCGACGATCTGGTCCGCGTCGAGCCGCAGGTCGTAGCGGGACCTGGGGCAGGCGGCCATAACCGTTCCGGACGCCGGCAGGGTGTCGCCCTGGCCGATGTTGTCGTTGTGGACCGTGACGGTGGTCCCGTCGACGGCTTCGACTTCCAGTTCCACGCGGCGCCCGCCGGTCCAAAACACGCCGATGATGTCCCCGGCCTCGACCGTGGGCGTGGCGTCGTATTCGAACGTGTGGAGGTCGTCGTAGGGGTTCAGACCGCCGTAGGTGCACGCCTCGGGTGTAGCGGACGGGTATTGGCCGCCTTCCTGGGCGATGCCGGTCAACGTCTGTTGGCTCGCGATCGACAAGCCGGCAATGGAGCCGACGAAGGAAATGGTTGCAGTGGGCATGGTAGGATTCCGATGTGTGGTTTCGGGTTAGTGGCGTTGGGGGTAAACGACTAGACCCACTGCGGGCTTCGCAGGTCGGTGTTGATCTCAAAAGTGCACGCCATGGTCAGGTCGCCTTCGACCGGTTCGGCCCGTTCAAACTTGGTGACTTCGTAGTCTGCGGTGAAGCCATGGCCCTGGTCGTCCAGCGCGGCCAGTGCGATGGGCGTGTCGTTCATGTAGGCGTTCTTGATCGCCGTGAAGCCGGCATCGGTCGGGTCGTAGAGGATTCCCACGTCCAGGGCCAGGTTTTTGGTCGTGGTCTTTTTTCCCTTCCATTTCACGCCGCGTCGCACGCGGTCGATCGTCTCCTTGTCGGCCGAGACCGTCACGTCCTGGACGTTTTGGAGCACCGTGGCCGGGCTGGTGTTGACGGTTCCGTATTTCAGGACAGCGTCGAGGCCTACGCAAAAGCTCATGGGAAGATTCCTTATTTGAGGGTAGCGGCCCAGAACTTCGGGAGCCGTGGCCGGAGGGATTCGAGGGCGGGGGCCATGAACGGGCGGCGGTCGTATTGGCGTCCCCGGTACCGGCCCCCGAATTCGTGGGCGGAGCCAGCGGCGCCGACGAATTGGGCGGCCGGGCCGATGATGGCGGACCGGTCGGTCGCTTCGAACAGGATCGATTGTTTCAGCCGCCCACGCCGTGTGTGCGGTGGTTGCCCGGGCCGGCTGGCACGTTTCCCGCGGCGGATCGATCGGCGGGCGAGTTGTCGCAGTGCGGCCGCGCCGTGTCGGATGCCGGTAATCCGGGCCTGGTGGGCGGCCTTGCGCACGCGGTCGGGCCGGTACTGGATACGGGTTTTGACGGTGACGCGGGTCATGCGTGGTTCGTGGTGTATTGCACGTGAAACAGGCCCAAAAACACGCCTTGGGCTTTGAAATGTTCCGGGGAGGGGGCCGCGATAAGCTCTTGGGAGCGCCAGCGGGCCGTGGGATAGCCGGCCAGGCGGGCGCCGCGCAGGGTGGTTCGCAGGGTGGTTAGGGTCTCAAGCAGATTTGGGACTTCGGATTCTTCCTCTCCGGCCGGCGCCACCAGGGCCACGGACACGCGCCCGGTGCTGGTGGTGACGTTGCGGGCGATGGGTGTTTCGCTTAGGGGGCCTTCGCCTTCTTGGTAGGCCGGCGAAACCACAATTCGCGCCGCTTCCAGCGTGGCCAGTTCGGCGTTGGGGTCGTAGCTTACGGCGGCGGGCAGGGCGGTGGTGTTCAGGTGCGTGGCGACGGCGCGGAGTAAGGTGTCTAGGTTCATGGCGATCAGGTCTGAATCAAAGTGGCCAAAAAACCGCCTGCCAAGCCTCCCAAAAAGCCGGAGCCGGCCATGAATCCCAAAAGGGTTGCGAATCGCAGTTCGAGTTGCCAGACGCGCTTGCCGAGGTCGCCTACCGGGCAGTCGCGTTTGTGTTCGGCCAGTGCGGTGCGGGCCGCTTCCAGCGCCACTTCTCGCAGGTACCGGTCGAGCGGCACGTTAACCTGGCCGGCGTTTAGTGTGGATTCGCAGTCGGGTCTTGGCATGGTCGCAGTGGCGGAAGGGGGTTTCGCCGGCCGGGTGTCGGACCTCGTACGTTTCGCCGGCGGCGTCTTGAATCGTGTCGCCTGTTTGTGGGGTGATGGTGGCTTCGTCGAGGGTCAGGTCTGCGGCTTGGACGAGCCAATCGGCGGAGTTTTCAACGATCGCGACCCCCGTGGGGTCTAAGGTTTCCCCCTCGGACCGGCCGCGTACGGCGGGGACCAGGTCGATGGCCTGGTCCCCGCGGCGGTAGCCGGTGCCCGGATTCGTCGCCCTGACGCGGACGTACCGGTCGCAGTCGGTGGGCAGGCGGAAACGGGCGGTGTCGGCATCGGCGCCGGTGCCGTCGCCTGTCTGGACAAGCACCTCCCTGGCGATCGTGCGGAGGCCCGAGAACTCGGCGTCGGGCGCGCACTGCACGTCGTATTTCATGGTGTCGCCGCTGCCGAGTTGGGCGTTGGTGAGCGCGGGAGCGGTGATCAGTAGTTCGCACGGCGCGAGGAACTGGCCGCTGGACGGGATGTTCAAATCCAGGCCGGCGGTGTGGATCGGGCCGACCGTGGGGGGCAGGGCCTTCGACACGGAAAAGCCGGCGTCTTTTACGCGGTACATGGGGCGGTTCCTTCGAGAGAGAAAATGGATTGGCGGTAAGGGCGGGCGGCTGGGACCGGGCGAAAAGATGAGGCCGCGCGGCCCCAGCCGTGTTGGGGGCTATCAGAGCGTGAGGGTTTCGGTGTCAACAATCGCGTCGGACACTTCGATCGGCACGCCAAACGATTCGGTCGGGATCGGGGCCGGCGCCCCGGTCGCGTTCGTGGCTGTCCGGCTCTTGCGGAGCTGTTCGAGCGAGCGGCGGGACATATAGGCCACGTCGGGCACCACGCCGGCCGGGAACTTGCTGAGGGCCTCGGCGATCAGGTCGTCGGTCAGGGTCCGGTCGGCGTCGGCGGTGATCTTCTTGATCCTGCCCAGGTGCTGGATGTTGTGCACCCCCACGCCCACTCGCGCGAGCAGGTCTTGGACGTAGCCGGTGAGCGGGTTTCCGGAATCGTCGTGGATCGTTTCGGTTCGGACGTCGGACACGGCGATTTCGCCGCCCTGGCCGAGGCACCAACTGACGCCGTTCAGGCCCCACTTGACCAGCCAGAGGCTGGAAGCGGTGGCGTCGGTGGTTCCGCCGGCGTCGACCGCCATGGCCGCGGCGATCGAATCCACGAGCCCCGGGCAGCCCTTGGCATCGCCAAAGGTGGCGTTTCGGCCGTAGTAGAAGCATTTGGCGATGGTCTGCATGGCTCCTTCCAGGAGCCCCAGCGCTTCCATCGCGATGAACGCTTCAGCGCCTTCTTCGCTGGCGTCGGCGACGGCCTTGTCGCACTCCCAAATGGGGTTGATGATCATCGCCTCAACTAGGCGATTGATGTACGTGCTCTTGACCGCGGCGGTGCCTTCGTTGGCATCGCGGAAGGCAACGGTGGGGACCGAGGTCCGGACCTTCGTCTTGTAGTTGAGCCCTCGAATCGTGCGCCAAAAGCCGCCGCGAATTTCTGGGTGGGTCTGCATCGCCTCTTCGATCAGGCCGGTTGCGGAGTCGGAGCCGTTGATCGTCGCGATGTCCAAGAGGGTGGGGCGGGACATGGTAGTAGTTCCTTGTCGGGGAAAAGGTGGGTCGTGTGGAAAAGCCGCCGGGCGGCGGGATCGGGCGGGAAGTGAAAAGGAAGGGTCGGGTCAGTTTTTGCCGGCGAATCGCAGGCCCAGCGCGAAGTTCGCCAGGCGTTCAGGCAGCGCGTTGCGGAGTTGCTTGGCATCGCGGCCGGAGCGGGTTCGCTGCTGGGACTTGGGCTCGCCGTCCTGGAACTCAACGGGCTCCACGTCGCCCAACCGGTCGCCGATGGCTGCGAGGCGGTCACGGAGGGACTGGTTTTCCTCGGCCAGTTCGCGGGTGTACTCGGCCCGGGCCTGGTCGAGGCTCAGCCCGCGCGTGAAATACTTCGGCCCGCGTTCGTCGCCAAACTCGGCGACGAATACGGCGCCTTCGGCGGCTCGCTGGGCGGCGGGATCGGCGGGCGGGTCTGCGGCCGATGCCTCGGACTCGGGCGTCTCGGGCTCCTCGTCAACGATTTTCGGTTCGGGCGCCGGTTTGTCGGTTTCCGCCTCGGCGGCGGGCGGCGGGTCCTCTGCAGCGCCGCCTGTTTCGGCGTCGGGATCCTCCGCCGCGTCTTCCGGCGGGGTGAAGCGGGCCAGGTGCGGGTTCGCCGCGCAAAACTCGGTGAGCGTGTGCTTGTCGTAGCCGTGGGGGCAGATAGCCACGCCGCGGAGGTTCCACTGGCGGAACACCAGCAGCGGGCCGGCCATTTCACGGCCGTTTACGATGGCCGTGGCGTTTCGCTGCACGAACTCGGTGACCAGGCCGTCCAAGTCGAAGGCAATCGACGCTTCGTAGGGGACGCCGCCCTGGTGGTCGGAGTAGATTTGCTTGGCCCGTTCCGAGGTCAGAAGCAGCTTGCCATCGGCCCACAGCCCGCCGTCGCGATGCTCGAACGTGTCGAGGTAGCCGAGGATTTGCTCATTGTCGTGCACGTAATCCAAGGCGAGCTTTTCCTTGTGCGTCTGCATCCCGTCGAGGTCATGGACACACAAGCCCCAATACCAGTGATCGAGCGGCTCCGGGCTGCGCGCGAGGATGTGCACAGCTACGGAGTCGGCCTTGTCGCCGGCCTTTAGCTCGCACGGCGCGGCGAAACGGCGGGCATGTTCGGGGATGCGGGCGGGATCGAGGTCAATCGTCTTCGGCATGGGGGGGCTCCTTGGAAGGCGTGTTGGCGGGGATGGGCGGCAAGGCGTTCAGCTTAGTGCGCGCCTCACGCAGCTCATCGAGAATGTCGTCAAAATCGATCTGCCGCTTCTTGCAGACGCGCTGGGGGCTGTTCAGCCCGGCGTTGATCGCCTCGATATCGGCGTTGACCTCCTGCGCCGGGTTAATCCAGGCCATTCCGTTCGGGATCCATTCCCAGAGGACGTCGTCGAGGGTCCAGCCTCGCGGCAGCGTGATTTCGCCGTTGAGGACGCCGATCAGCAGTCGCCAATAGGTCAGGCGGTCGAGCAGCTCGCGGACATCGGCCTGCTTGTCTCGGCAGGCCATTTCATACAGGATGACCGCGCCGCGGGCGCCGCTGAAATTGGTCCGCGATTCATCGAAATAAATCATTGGGATATCCAACGCCTTGAGGGCGACGGATATCATGAGGCCGGTGTAGTTCTGGAACTCGGCGGCCGGCTGTTTGCTTTCCAGAAATTCAGCCTTGTCGTCTTGATCGAGATCGAGCTGAAACGGGCCCTTTCCGAAGTCGACCGTGGCGGCGCTCTTGTCCTCGGCGCCGGTCGCGTCGTCAGTTGTGGTTACGTCGCCTACCGCCTCGTCGTCGGCGCGGTAGAGGGCCAGCCCGAACAGCTGGGTGATTTTGGCTTTGGCCAGTGCGTAGTCAAAGCACTCGTAGGTGTCGCGCAGCCGGTTGATCGCCGCGGCGAGCGGTGAGATACCTCGTGTTTGGTCGAATCGGTCGAAGTAGGCGAAGTGTTCGCAGTGTTGGGCGGAGATTTCCCGGTCGAACGTGAATCCGTTGCCGGCGGTGCGTTTGTGGACCGCGTAGCCCAAATGTCGGCCGTTCTTGGCGGTGCGGACTCCGTGGGTGTACTCGCCGCGGTTGGGCCCGAGTGGGTCTCGGATGCGATCGCCCTCGATGGGCGCCACGAGTCCAGACCGCAGTCTCTGCAAGACGATGTCCCCGTCGACCACGCGCCGGGCCTCGGCAAGGCGCATGGCACGCCGCAGGCTGTGGCGGCCGGAGGCGTCAAAGTGGCCGGGCAGCCCCCATCGCCAGACGAACGTTTCCAGGACCTTATCGAACGCGGCATCGCCGGTGTGGGCTTCAAAGCTGTGGGAGGCGACGAAGTTCAGATGCAATCGGATCGCCCACGCGGCCACCTCGAAGTTACGCTGGAGGTCTCGCGTGCTGGAGACGACTTTGCGCCGGCGGTCGGCGGGCAGGGCGGCGTCCTCGGATTGCAAAATCACTCGGCGCGAGCGCCGGCGGTTGCTCGTTTCGGCGGCGTCGTATGCCCACGCCGCGTCGCGGCGGAGGGCCGATCGTGCTGTGGCGAGGGGGGCGGGCATTAGGAGTCGGGGAGTTGGATCGAGGCGATGCGCGGGCGTTTGCGTTCCTGGCGGCCGTCTCGCGAACGCCAGTAGTCGATCGCCTGGAGCATTTCGGTGGGCCCGCGGTATTGGATGGTTTGTCCGTCGCAGGACACGGACGCGATGCCGGCGCCTTCGGTGAGAGCGGATTCGAGTTCTGCGACGATCTCGGCGGGCGTGGCCATGCGCCTAGTGTGGCACGATTCCCTGGGCCCAAGCGAGGGCGTAAATATAGATTCACAATTAATTTTCTGCGGTGGCCAGCACGCCCGTATCGGGCTGGTATTCGTAGGAACGATCGATTCGCACCTGGCCGCAGGTCGCGCAGCTCGTCCAGCGGCGCACGATTTCGGTGTACGGTTCGCCGCCAGGGGTCCATCCGCTGTGCGGTGTGCGTTTGGTTTGCGTGATGGGCCCGCGTTCGGTGGACCCACACACCTTGCACCGCGTAGGGGTCGCAGTGACCACGTCGCGAGGTTTTGTCTTGGCCCCCTTGGGGCGGCCGGGCTTCATTTTGTCGCTCATAGATAACGAACCTTTCTCCGTTTGGGCTTAGTGGTGGCGCCGGGAAGTCCGGCCGGCCTCGCGCCTTTGACGGCGGCGGCCACGAAGGCCAAGATTAGCGCGTCCCCAAAGTGGTTGTCGCGGTTGGGGCGCAGTTGCCATTCATCGAGGGTCCGGCCTCGGGCCGAGACGCGCAGCGGGTATTCCGCCGCGTAATGGTCGGCCAACAAGCGGAGGTCGCCGGTTGGCAGTTGCAGCGCGCCGGGGTCGCCCGGCGCCGTGCTGAGCGAGCGGGCTACGATCGATTTCCAGGCGTTGGCGTCGAACTGGATTTGGCGTTTGCTGCGCTTTTCCGGCTTGGCCGAGCGCCAATAGTGGCCGGTCTGGTCGCCTGGGTGGCGCTTGTACTCAGAAAGCGGTTTATTGATCGCCTTCACGGGCAGGCCCTTGCTCGCGATGACCGCGCCGGGGGCGGTGCATTGGGCGATTGCTAGCTCGACCGCGTCGGGCTTGTAGCCGCAGTCAGCCAGTATGAGGTCCAACCGGAGTGGCGTGCCGTCGAGGTCCCACGTTTTGTTGAGGAGCGAATTGAATAGGTCGGTCAGTCCGGCGACGATCGCCCCCTCCTTGGCGCGCCCGGGGTATTTGCGGGCCAGTGTACGCGTGGCGTCCGAAAGCGTAAAGTAGTCGCGCTTCTGATCGGGCCAGGTGCCCCAGTCGACCAGGCCGGCGTCGAGCCGGTCATTGCTGGCCAGCACGTGCCAATACAACACCTGGTCATGCACGTCGACGCCGGCGGTGAGCCGGGACACGGCCGGCGTCAGAACGGGTACTTCTCTGCGAGCGAAAGCGCCCGCCGGGCGCTCGAGGATGCCCTTGGCGGTTAGCACCTCGGCGCCGTCGGTCGAGTCGATCGGGTCGTTTTGGTACTCGGCGGCATGGGCGGCCGGGTTTCGCAGCCGTAGATTCCAGTGCAGTTGGATCGCCGAGTGGCAGCCCTGCTTGTAATCGGGCCAGGTCACTGCGGATCCGGCGTCCATCTCGGACTGGTGAGCCAGGTAAAAGGCATCGGCGACGGCCCCATCACCACCCGCGGCCAGGTTCTCGGTTCGCAGCCGAGAGTATTCCGCCCATAGGGATTCGTTGGCGGGCCAGGACAGGACGGCGGGCGTACGCTGACCGTGCCATTCGGGCTTGGCCTTGTGGTCGAGGTATCGGCTGGCCAGGTCGTCGGGCCGAATCACGGTGCACGGCATGGCCGCGGCGATGGCTTGGCCCGGTCCGGCCAGGTTGAGGATCGCCCCTTCGATCACGTCGCAGCGGGCCTGGGTCTGCGCGGGGCTGCGGGCGCTTTCGTCCGTTTGGGGGTCGTCCAAAATCACGAACGACGGCCGAAGTGTGCGGCCGTCTGGGGTGGTGTGCGCCATGCCGCGGATTTGGCCGGTGATGCCGGCGACGCGCACGGTGGCGCCGGCTGCCCGGGAGCCGGGGATACTCGGGAGCGTGATGCTGTAGGCAGTCCATTGCAGGGCGGTCGAGCGGCCGCGGTAGAGTTGGCCGTGGGCGCGCTGCGAGATGCCTTGGAGCTTGTAGATTGGATAGCAGATTTCGGGAAAATCCTCCAACAGTTTCGGGTTGTGTTGGAGGCTGACTTTTATCGAGGTCAATAGCTGCGCCCCGCCATCTTCGTCTGCGCCGATCGCGGCCACGAAGGGCCGCCGGCCGGTAGCGAGAGCCCACAGGGCGGTGAGCCAAGAGAGCGTGGTTTTCGCGTACCCGCGCGGCATCGCCAGCGCGAACAGCCCGCCGGCGGACACCGCGCGCGTCAGCCGGTCGATCGCCGCGAAATGGCAGGAGCCAAACGGCAGGAAACAGGTATCGGGGAAATAGAGGCGGGCAAACGCGGCGAGGTCCCGGACCGCCTCGGCCCGGCGGGCCGGGTCTCGGATGGGCGGGATCGGACCGATGTCCCGCCCTTCGGCCGAGAGACTGCGCTGGCGGGCGGCAGTGGCGGATTTGTGGGCGTCATAGCGGCGGGGCATTGCGTGTGTCGATCAGTTCGGCCGCGGCCATGCGGGCGAGTTCGTCGAGGGGCAGGTCTTGAAATGCGGGATAGGCCCGTCGCAGGTGAGCGGCGGCCCGGCCCGCGTCGTCTGGCGGGTCGGGATGGGCCGGATCGGCGGCCGCGGCCCCGGCGCCGATCGGCGCGGGGGCCCCCAGGTCCAGGAGCCGGTTTAATTCGCGTTGCACCCCCAGGGCGGTTTTGCAGTCCTGTATTTGGATCGACCGGCGATACAGGTTATTCAACCGCGCGATGGCCCGCCCCAGTTCGCGCGTCCGGTCGAATCCGGCGGCCAGGGCCAGGCGACGTTGCGCCTCGGCGATGGCTGCTTCTGCGGCCTTCGCGGTCAGGCCCATTTTGTCGCTGGTCAGCGCCTTGGTCACTTCGTTGTGGGATTCCAGGGCCAATAGCAGCGCGATTGTCTGGTCGACGATCTCGGCGGCCACCGCGGCTACTTTGGCGCGCGGCGGCGATGGTTTCCGTTTGGCGGTTTTCTTCTTGGTGGTTTTGTTTGTGGCCATTTAGCAGCCGGCGTAAGCGAATCCCCAGGCGGTAATGCCAGCGGCCCGTAAGGCGGCCAGACTGAGCCGCATTGTGTTTCCGGACGTTACCGCGTCGTCGATGACGATCGCTGCCGGAACGGCCGCGGTTACGGTATAGTCCGTTTGGTCAAGCGAGGCTTTGGGGTGGTGTCGGGTCTTGGTGTCAGTCCGGTCGAGAAGCTCGGCAAACGGCACGGCGAGCAGTGCGGCGACGGCCGCGGCCAGTTCCGCGGCGGCGTAGGGAGCCGGCCAACTTGCGCCCTGCGGCGGGCAGGTCACGACGGCGCCGGAGGGGAGCACGGGCTGCCATTGGCGGATCAGCGCGGCGAGTTCGGCGGCGAAGCGTGCGAGGTCGATCGAGTCGCGTGCGTCCTTCCACTTGAAAAGGGCCGCCCGGGCGCCGGCGTCAGAATGGACGCAATAGACGCCCAGGCCGGCCCGGCGCTGGTGTTTGCCGGCGGTGGTGCGTTTTGCCGGCGTGGCCGAGTGGTCTAGGTCGGCTTCGGGCGGAATCTTTCGCAGCATTTCGGCGAACCAGTCGCGGTAGAACGTCCAGACGGTGCGGTCGTTCGTCCAGTCGTATTGTTCGGCCCGCGGGTTTCCGGTCAGGTTGGCCGATCCCGTGATGACGTGGTAGTTTTGCCCGTGGTTCAGGAGAAGAATCTTCGCATGGTTGCGGAACGCTCGGTATTGACCGCCCCGGTCGCGTATGCCGATCAACAGGCGGGCATAGGTAGCGGTTTCGCGCCGCTTGAAGTACAGCCCGGTTAGGAAGTGGACCTGACCGATTTTTCCGCCGTCCCACAATTCCAGAAGCTCTGTTACGGTGGTTGCGTTCAGCGTCCAGGTCGAGCAATACAGGCTATCCGTCCGCGGCAGCCAGTTTGTTAGGATCAGCGGAACCCACGTCCAATAGTCCCACTTCGCCGCCGAGAGGATATGCAGCGTTTCGCCCGGCTCCGGCGGTGTGCGGATCACGTCGGCTAGGGTTTCCCGTTGGGCAAGGCGGGCGAAGCGGTGTTTGGCCCGGCGGCGCAGGGCTCGGGCGTCGGGCATCCGGTCGGATTCCAAAGCGGTGTCCTCGGGGTTTCCGAGGAGGTCGTCCAGCAGCCAATCGGGGGCAGAAACGTCGGGAAATGTGTCGGGCATGGGCCGGTAAGTAGGGTGCAGGCCGTCCGGTTTCATAGGTTCGCATGCGCGGGGAAAGAAAGTCAGTCTGGGAACGCGATACTTTCCGTCGAGGGCTTCCGGGGAAAGTCCGGGAAGGACCCGCGGCGTTTTTTTGTCGGGAGGTTTTCAGTTTTGGGGCGAATCCCCGGAAACGGGCTCAGCGTGGCCGTGGGCGATGAGCAGGTCGGAGAGGTCGGTTGTACCGCAAAACACGCGGCCGACCAGTAGGGGGCGGCCCCATCGTGCCAGCAGATCTTGCATTGTCGTTTGTAGGGGGGACCAGACGGTCAACGTCAGGTGCGCGTTCGCCTCCAGCCAGGCTTCCAGCCAGGCCTCGGCGTCTCGGCCGGCTGGTGTGGCAGGGCTTGGCGACCGCACACCGGCCAGGTCCACCCGCACACGGCGCCCCTCGATCACCAACACGATCTGATCGGCTCGCGTCAGGTGGGACCACGCGGCGGGCATCGCTAGACCGTGTGGCGGCGCAATCACGATCTCAGCTTTTCCAGCCGGGCATCCAGCCGATTAAGGCGGCGGAACATGCAGCGTATGCGGCACTTCACGAGCCGGATGCGGAGCATCAGCCAGCGTCGGTACAGGCGTGTGAACATCGGCTAGGGGCTCCCGGCGGGTTTGACGTCGTCAATCACCTCGTCAACTTCGGTGCGTTCCGGTGCGGTAATGCGGCTGTGGACGTAGCTAAACCCCAGACGGACGGCGGCTGCAACTACGAATTTCAGCAGCACGGCGAAGATGCCCCTCACGCCGAAGAAGCCGGCCAGCAAAGCCGCAACGCCGCCGGCGGTCCAGGCGGCCATTTCCGGCCCGGTCAGAGACGCCCCGGCGCCCGACCAATCGCCCTGGACGGCGGCCCCGCCGGCGGCGCCTAGCGAATTTAGCGGCAAGTTGTCCCGAATGGCGTCCTGCCTTTTCGCCTCCGCTTGTTCCGCGTGCCGTTTTTCGATGCGGTCGAGCGATTCGCCAATTTTTCCAAGCGAATCGGCGATCGGCGTCAGGTCGATCGACAGCGCGTCGAGCGGATGGTACTGGCGTGACGGCGGGGGGCCCTGCCCCTGTTGCGGTTGCGGTGGAGGCAGGATGCCCAGTCCACCCCCGGGCATCGACGGAAACACGCCGCCGCCCCCGAAGGCGCCGCTGTTTGGCGGTGGCTGTGTCTGGGGCAGCGGACAGCCCTCCGGCCCGCATTGTTGTCCCTGTTGGAAGCCGTCTTGGTATTGCCTGCGTTGGACGCCAGGCAGAGGGAGCTGGTAGCGAAACTGTTGGACCGGGCACTGCGGCATTTGGACCACGGCCGTGTGGGCCAGCGTGCGTTGTGTGGCGGAGCCGTAGACGCGATAGACGTGGCTGACTGGCACGGCCAGGCCGTGGATGGCCGTGCCGTTCGGCCGGTCGAGACGTTGGGCGTTGATCACGCCGACGATGCGGCCGGCGGTGTTGAACAGCGCCGAGCCGCTTCGCCCGTTCGCCGGCGGCGGTTGGTAGGCGATGCGGCCGTCGTCGTAGCCGAGTACGTGGCCCTCGAATCCGGTGGGCCAGTTTCCGCCGGGACAGCCGACGCTTCCGATGGTCTCGCCAGGCCGCAACACGGTCTCGGGCGGTGCGAGCGGGATCACCTCGGGCAGCACGCCGCCTAGCTCCGACGCGGGCACGCTTAGGACGGCCAGGTCGGTGTCGCTATCGGCCCAGATCGTGGTGCCAGGCACTTTTCGGCTTGCGTGGCCGTCTTTCCAGAACTCCACGTCGACGGCTCGCCTTGTGGCGACGTGAGCGTTGGTTACCAAGAAGATGCGGCCGGCGGACACTTCAAACACGGTCCCAGAGCCCATGGCGCCGCCCACGGTCAGGCGGGCGGTGGCAGAATGTTGGGTAGCCGCGGCGGGAGAGCAGAGCGCGAGCAGGATGGGCAGCAGCAGCATCAGGCGGGGTTTCATGGCGGCGGGCCTCGGAAGAGGGCGGGGCCGGCCGGCCCGCGGGCGCGAAGAGATGCAGGCCGGCCGGCGACTCGGCGGCGTGGACGATTCTATTCTGCGCGGCCGCGGCTCAAGAAACAACCCGAAAATACCCCGCTGGCGGTGGGGCGTGGTCTGGAAGGCGGCTAGGCGGGCCGTGGCCGGGCTTATCGCGGCAAGGTCTTAGGGGTCGGCCGGCGTCGTTTGCGTGGCGCCGTCGGCGTCCTTCGGGGCCGGTTTTTCGTCGGTCCACGTTCTCTCGCCGGCGGCGATGAGTGCGCGGATTTTGCAGGCCCTGCACGGCCAGATGGCCAGGGGTGCCCGGCATATCGGGCAGCGGGTCGGCTCCGTGACGTAGCGTTCCCCTTTTCGCAGCGCGTGCTTCGATCCCAGGAAGTTTTCTCCCTCCAGGATGCGGGCCACGGTGGCGACGGGTCGGTGCATCGCCTTTGCGACGGCGGCCAGGTCGAGGCCCTGGGCCAGCAACCGGGCGATGCGGGCCAGGTCGGAGGCGTCGGTGTGGCTGGCGGACCGCGGCGCCGATCGGCGCGGTGTGGCCGCGTGTGCGCGGCAGGTGTCGGGCGGGTGCGCGCCGACGATCAGCCGGATCACCCACTCCGCCAACTTAAACTCGGCAGCCAGGTCGGCGGTGGCCGCCCCGGCGTGGGCGCGGCCGGCGATTTCGTAGGCCAGGTTTTCGGTAATCTCAGGCCGAGGCATAGGCTCAAATGCAGGGGCCCCAACCGGGCCGGCGGGATCGGGCGGGCGTCGGTACGCGTGGAGTTTGCGGGGCGGGCGCGTGGCGCGCGGGCGTGTGGCGCGCGGCGTCCAGGGCTTGGGCGATGACACGCACAATGTCGCGCGGGTCGAAAAGGCTGGCTGCGTGGGTGGCGACGGCCATCCGGTCCAGTCTCGCCGCGCGGTCCCACGCGGCGAGAATGGTGAGGCGGGCAAAGCCGTCGACCAGCACGCCGTTGCGGCCGTCGACAATCCACGGCGCCCCTCGCGACACGCCCACGGCCGGGCAGCCGCACAGCAGAATCTCGGCCAGGGCCAGCGGTCCGCGGTCATTATCGGAGAGGTAGAGCGCCGCGCGGCATTCCCGCGCCGCGTCCAGCAGCTCGGGGCGTTTGTAGTGGCCATAGACCAGCAGCCGGCAGTTGTGGGTTCCGAAGGCGCGTCCCAGCAGCCCCAATCGTTCCACTAGGCCGGTTTTGGCGAAGATCAGAAGATCGCGCGAACAGGCCGCGGCGTCGGTTTGCGGCGTGGGCGCCGGGTCGATCGGATAGGGCCACACGACGAGCCGCGTCTTCGACCCGTTTGGCATTTGGCTGGCGATCAGGTCCCGATACCACTCGGATTCGGTGAACGACAGCCGGCAGCTCTCGGCGGCGACCAACTGGCGTTCGTGCGAGAACCGGCATGGCCGGCTGGCGTCGTGGAAAAGTATATTGGGGCCGATCACGAACGGCCGGCCCTCGCTGGCGCACGCACACGCGGCGGCTGCGTCGAGCCAGCACCAGAACCAGGGCATTTCGTGGCGCTGGAGGGTGCCCCCGATTTTGAGCCACGGCGGTGCGTAGGCGCGCAGCGCTCGCTGCAGCGCGTATTGGCCGTTGAACGGGCCGGAGCTGGTCGCGGCGTTCACCTCCCGTATCAGTCGGACGATCATGGACATATGGCGTTTGTGGGAAGTGTGGGCAGCCAATCGTCGCCGACGTAATCGGCGGCGATCATGGCGGCGTTGTCGGCGCGGCTGTCGAGCGTGCTCTGAAACCGGCCGCGATGGTCGACCAGGCTGGGGCGATGGCACCAGGCCTCGAGGCCGGCGGTTTCGGCCGCGGCTCCGAGCACGCGGTCGCCATTCCAGTCCGGCCGGCGGTCGTGAATATCCAGCATGATCGGCAGCAGTCGCTGGAGTGAGGCCGCGGGAAACAGGACGCATTGCGTCCCCGCGAAGCAATCGTTGGGGATCAGGCGCCCAAAACATCGCAGGCCGTCCACCGGATGCGCCGCGACCCAGTCACGCGAGCCGCGGCTGCAGAACAGCGTGGCGAAGGCCAGTCCGTCGCGGTGCGGTGCGAGTGTGTCGAGCAGGGGTTGGAGGTACGGGCCCAGTCCGGCGGGCACGGCGATGTCGTCTTCGCACAGAAGCAGCCAATCGCCAGTCTTCGGCAACAGAGCGCCGAGAGCGCGCAGATAGGCCGCGGCGTGGCCGGCGCGGCGCTGGTCTCGGTACACGGCTACCATCGGGAAGCCGGCCCACGTCAGGCTGCGCAGCGTGGCGACGAACAGGTTTTGGCGAGAAAGGTCGGTCAGGATGGCAACGGTCAGCATCTGGTAGCGTCTCGGTGGTTCGCGTAGAGGAGTTGTGCGGCGAGGAAGTCGTCTATGGTGTCGATGTCGGCTTCCGGCCCGCGCCATTCGTGGAAGCACGGCCGGGCGCCGAACACGTACCGGCAGCGGCGGGCGGCTTCTCGGTCGACGATTTGCGCCGAGAAGTTGTGGGTCCAGAGCGGCGGCAGCGCCTGGCTGGTCAGGTGCCAGGGCCCGAATCCGTGGTTCACCGGCCGGCCAAAGCCGTCCAGCACAAAGGCTCTCAGGCGGCGCACGACCAACAGCGAATCATAGGCCGCGTGGTCCAGTTGGTTCCAGTCAGCGACCAGGTCGGCAAACCCGTTGAAAAATGGATCCGTGACGCTGGTCCACAGCAGTTCATCCTCCCCGGGAATAACGGAGAAAATAGCGTCGATGACCTCATCGAAGGGCGTGTCATTGTGGGTCAGCCGTTTATCGCGAGCGAGGAAGTGAAACCCGTATTTTTCGGCGATGGATTCCACGGCCGGCGATTCGGACGATACGAACACGTCGTGCGGAGCAAACACGTCCAGCAATTGTTCGGCCCGGATGTCGAAGAGGCTTTTGTCTCTCCAGAACGGCCGCAGATTCTTGTTTGGGACGCGCTCGGAGTTCGTTTTGAGCGGGATGACGACTTTCATTGGACGGCCGCGGTTACGGTCATGCGTGGAATCGCGGGCGAAAGGTACGATTGGGTCGATGTCCCGGACAGCAGTTCCAGCCGGAAGTCAAGCGAGCGGAGCCATTCGTAATAGTCTCCACTCGCGTCGATGGTGGCCGCCGTTTCCCACGAATACAGTTCGATCGGGTTGGGCGGTTCGATGGCGTGTCGGTAGAAATTCGCCTCCGGCGGCCCCAGGTCCCAGCCGACGACGATCAGCCGGCGGATGCCAAAATGGATGGCCAGCGGCACAACCATTTCGAACATGATGCCCGGTCCCCATTGCCGGTCGAATTGGGTGTCGATGAGCGACCGTTCCCAGTCTCGCGTGACGACCAGCGATTCTTCCTTCCGGCCGCAACCTCGCTTCTCGAAGTGGAAGTCCACGCCAGGCAGGGGCGCATGGGCGGCCCAGTTCGACGAAAAGACCATCGTGTTGCGCCCGTACGTGTAGGGCTGCAAATGGACGGGGTTTAGGATGTGGTAATCGGCCCCTGGATACCGCAAGAGGGCCTGCTTGACGGCGAAGACGACGCGGCCATGGCACAGCCGGGCCAGGTCGGCCTCGGTCAGGTCGGCCAGGGAGGGCCCCGTGGCGAGGGCGACGGCCGTGGCCCCTTCCCCCTCGTGGCAGTTCCGCAGTTCAAAAAACAGTTCGGCGGCCGTCATCATGGTCAGAACATCCTCGGGTGGACGGTGGGTAAAATCACGGGCGAGGTCAGGTCGATGGCGGCGGGCGGTTTCGCCGCCCATTTCTTCCCCGCGGTCAAGAGGGTGTCGCAAGGTGGGGCGGCCAGGTGGTCGTAGCCGCGCGGCCCCAGGCCGGACACGTGGCGATCGCCGCTCGACGTGCCCCAGCGAAAAACATAGAACGGCCGGAAACCCAGGGCGATCGGGTCCGCCTCGACGGCCAGGATGCGTTCGAATCGAGCGGCCAGGCCCCGGTCCTCGCCGTTGTTGGCCTCCGGCGGGTAGCCGCCCGCGGCGAGAAACAGGGACCGGCGGTAGGCCCAGCCGCCGTGGAAGAGTCCGCCGGTGGCGTGCTGGCGGAGCGTACCGTCAGGGTTGGGATGCAGGACGACGGACGGCCGGGACCATGCCGCGTCTTCAAGGGCGGCGGCGCTTGCCCGCAAGGCCCACGGCAGATAAAGGTCATCGTCGTCCCAGACGGCGATGGCGTCCACGTCGTGGGAGACGAGGGCGGCGGCCGCGTTGCGTTTGCGGGCCAGGGTGGCGAAGCGGGATCGCGTCGAAACCAGTCGCCAGCCAGGCCCTCGGTGGGCGCCGTATTGGCCCGCGTCATCCAGGATCACCAGTTCTCGTAATTCCCGCGGGTAATCCTGCTGTTCGAAGCAGTGAATCATTTCGCCCAGTTGTTTCGGGCGCCGGTAGGTACAGCAAACGGCAGCGATTTTCATGAATTTTCAAATTCGGATTCGGATTTGGATTCGGATAGGTCCTTAAAGAGGGCCAGCCAGCCGGCCCCGATTACCTCGGGGTCGGTCAGTTTGAGCATGGCGAAATGAGCGGCGTTGGCGATGGCGTGGCGGAGGGCGGAAAAGTGGAGGAGCGCGTCGAGCCGGTCCACGGCGTCCGCGGGCGAGTCGACCAGAAACCCATTGTGCGCGTCCTGAAGCATTTCTTTCCAGCCCCCTCGGTGGTCGGCGACGATCGGCACGCCGGCGGCCATGGCCTCCAGTCCCACGCGGGGCCAGTTTTCGGCCGGCCCGGCCGGGTCGGTCATCTGGACCAAGGCATGCAGGTTCGGGAGCAGTTCGCCGGCGGTCAGGGAGCCAGGCGGGTACACGCGGGCCCATTGCGGCGGCGGGCCGCATTTTCGCTCCGCGTCGGCGCTCCAACCCAAAACGTGGGCCTCGATCGGATGCCTGCGGTGGAGCATTGCGAACGTTTCCCAGAGGTCGGCGGGGAACTTCTCTTTGTGCGGCCGGCTGATGCGACCGACGTGGTACGGTTCGCCCGCGCGCGGCGTGGGCGCCGGGTGGTACGGAAACGGGCCGGGAAAGTCGCCCCAGTCGAAGGCGCCGCGGATCAGGTGGCGATGGCTAACCGGCACACCGACCGCGTCCAGGTCGGCAGCCAGGGCGTCCATTTGGAACAGGCTCTGGAAGACGTAGCGGTCGAACGGGCCATGGTCGAGTGCCGTCCGTCGCTCGGACGGCCACGCGAAGCACATACAGGGCACGTACACCAACCGGCAGTCGAGGGCCCGGAAGTGTTTGACCGCTGCGACAAAACGGGTATTGCAGAAGCTCACTACGATTGAGCCGGCCAGGCCTTTTACGCGGCCGAGTAAGCTCGGGTCGGGGCAGCTTTCGATCCGGCAACCGATCTTTGCCAGTCGCAGGACCCAGCGGCCGTAATCCGGTTGGTCGGCGCCCCAGGTCGGCACAATCGTCACATTGAGGCCGATCCGCCGCCACAGTTTGACCGTATGCCAGATTTCGGTGTTCGCCCCGCCGACGTTGCCGGGAAAGCCGGCCAGGAAAATCCGGGAGTTGGGAGTTGGGAGTTGGGAGCTGGGCATAGGGGTCAGGTCTCAGGTGTCAACGGTTCCTAGCAGGTTAAGAGCAAACGCGACGAACGTATCGCGGATTTCGGTTTCGGTCGGTAGGGGCGTGTTGTCGCAGGTCCGCAGGCCAAACGGGTCCATTGCAGCGGCCAGTTTCTCGCGTTGGGCTACAGTACACTCGCCAAAGAAAAACGTGGCTTCGCGGATACATGCTTCGGTGTCGAGGCGGTCGACAATGAGCCGGGCGTACCGCTGCACGACGCCGCCTTCGTAGGTGTCGGGCGGCGGTGTGTCGGCCCACAAGTTGTAGCGGGCTGCGATGACCCGGAACGCAGCCGCCTCCACCTCATGGTAGCGGGCTTCGGGAACTTTTTTGCGGTTTTCGTTTTCCCATACCAGCCGGGTTTTGAGCGGGCTGGGAATGTCGCCCAGCCAGGCTTCCGGGGCGTCGTGAAAGAGGGCAATCCGTTGCACCACTGCCGGTTGGCCTTCGGTTTTTGCGGCCTCGGCCACGGCCATGCAGTGTTCCGCCACGGTGTAGGGGGTTGTTGCGGCGAACCGGTAGCGGCGGGCCAGACGGATCGCGATTTCCTCCAGCTCGCAGTCTTCGGCGCGGAGCTGCCACGGGTGCATAAGTTCGCCGTCGCAGCGGTAGAGGTGTCGGTCGAGTTGCATGTCAGCAGCTTTCCCCGCGGCGGGCGCGGCCGCGGTAGTAAGGGGTCAGCCGGCCGCCCTCGTTCAGCACCCGAAGCACCCAGGCGGGTGAACGATGCACTCGTCGTAGCAGTTCCACCCGTGCAATGTGCGCGTTGTCGGCCATGGTCATTCGGCGAATCGTGTGTCCAAAGGGTTTCCTAAACAGCACTTTTTGAACTTTTTCCCGCTACCACACGGGCAGGGGTCGTTCCGGCTGATCCGTTTGCGGATCGTTTGCTTGGGCGTTGGGGGAAGGACCATCGGCCGGTAGGCCGTTTGCAGGGCCGCCGGCAGCTTCTGGATTTCGGAAAACGGGCGAAACGTTCCATCGTTGATGTTCATGGCAGGTCATCCAGTAGTGGGAGTGGGCGGCTTTTGTCTGGCGACGGGCGTGCATAACGGCCGGTGCCGAGTTGGCGGTGGATTTCGTCCAGCCGGATTTTGTAGGGGTGGTATTGCCGCAGTCCGAACGGGTAGGCCGCGCGCAGTTCGGCCCGCAGCCGCTTCGGATCGTCGCGACCCACGCGGGCGATCACCTCGGCGATGATGTCGCGGCAGTGGTCTCGCCAGGTCATGGGGCGCCCCCTCGCTGCAAAAGCTCCCGGGGCAGGTTCACTCGCGCGAGCAGCTCGCGGAGCTGGCGCCGGGCCTCCCGGCGCTCGTCGTCGGTCTCGGCCGGCTCGCCGGCAACACGTTCCCACGCCTGGTACGCCGCGGCGGCCTGGAAGAATCGCACGGGGTCGAGCCGCTCGCCTCGCAGCGGCCGCGCCCGGGCGGCCGACAGCAGCCACCGCGCGCCCAGCTCGGTCCCCAGGGCCAGCCAGGCACACCGCAGAAAAAGCAGCCGGGCGGCGGGCTCGGGCCGGGGAGGTTTTCGGGAAGCGTGCATCGCGGACCACGCTTGTCTGGCCAGCTCCTTGACCGCCGCCGGTTCCGGGTTGTTGTTGGTAGATAAATCTAAATCAACAACAACAACTGGCGCGCGCGCGGATATAGATGCCTGGCCGGGCGGGAACGAATCTGAACAGGCCCGAACAGAACCCGAACAAACCCGAACAGGCCCGAACGAACCCCGAACAGATCCGAACGGTTCCGAACACGCGGGGCGCGGTAGCCCCGTCTCGGCAGCGGCCGGGCGCTCGGGTGACCGGCGGCGGGGGAGGCAGACGTGGCCCCAGTCGTCGGTTGGCGCTTGTGGTACGGCATCGCTGTCGTGTGTTTCGAGTTCGCACAGTGCGGCCACAAACAGGCAATAACAGCCGCTTGCTCGCGCCAGCAAATCGGCCTCGGCCAGCGCGCGCATCCCGCCGTGTAGCGTGCTCAGTGGGATTCCGCTCCGGCGGGCCAGTTCGCGGAACTTCCCGCCGGCCACGGCGTACAGCCGTTCTCCCTCGGCCGTACGCTGTGGGTGCCCGGCTTCGAGCATCCACCGCGCCACCCGCCGGGCTGCGGCCGGCAGCCCGGCGGCCTCGATCGCCGCGGCATACGCCTCGTCGCGCGTCGCAAGGGCTCCGAGCGGTAGGGGAAGCTGGTGCATGCTTAGGTGTCAGGTGCTAGGTGTCAGCCGTATCTTCGGGGTCGACGTAGTGCGGCAGCGCCGGCTCGCGCGAGGGCAGGGCCACCATCGATAGCGGCCGGATTCGCAGGGCCGCGGCCGCGCCGCGGGCGGCCTCCTCGGTGCAGGGCGTTACGCGGAAGATGGACGTCGTGCCCAGCAATTTCTCGAACGCAGGTTGGCCGGCCGTTTCAGGCACCTCCACCACCCGCCCAGCGTACTGGCTGTGCCCTATCACTTCGACGATTGCCCAAAGGTCTTGCGGACCGTCTCTTTCGGTCGTTTCGCTCATAGAGTTCCTTTCGTGTCCTTCGTGTCTTTCGTGGTTAAAACAATCTCGGCTTGCACAGTTCGGCGAGCAGCTTGTCAACTTTCGCTTCCGCCCGTTTGGATACAGTCAGGGCCTCCGTGGATCGCGTTTCGACAAAATGGCGAGTTCGCTTTGCGGCAGTTCGCACGCGCGATGCGGGGCCTCGCCTGTGAATCTCTCGATCGGAAAACGTGGGTGAAAGCTCGCCCGGCCCCCATTGTTGCACGCGGATTCGAGCGATGTGTCCGAAAGGCTGCGAGGTCATAGCGGCTCGATCTCCCTCCAGCCCATGGCGGCGGCTCGCGCGTCCAGGTCGGCCTGGGCTTCTTCCCGCGTGTCGCGCAGGGGCAGGTGTTTTGAGGTCAGCCGTTTCGACCCGCCCGAAGGTTTTCGATAGCATGTCATCCACACTTGCCCCCCGCTAATCCCGTCCGAAACCATCAGCATCCGGCCATGGTCGTCAATGTAGGCTTTGGGGTTATTCATGTCGCCTCCGCGATCGTCCGACACAGCGCTTCGGCTACGGGCGGGCACACGGCGTTGCCCACCTGGCGCACCTGCTCGGCTTTCGTGCCGTGTAAGTAGTAGCCGGGGGGAAACCCCTGCGCGGCGGCCAGTTCGTCCACGCCGAGCATCCGGAGGCCGATGTCCACAACACTCAGCTCCCGCATGGTTTGCAGCAACGACACCATCGCCAGCCCAAACCGGTCTTTCGCGGTGACCGTGTCGAGCGGCTCGCTCACCGCCTGGCAGCCGCCGGTCCCGTAGTATTTCGCCACAAACGGCAGTACGACCGAGCCGGCCCCCTGGCCCGTCACTGTCGGCAGAGGGGTGTCGATCGAATGCGATCGAGGATGCTGTCCGTCTCGCTCGCCGAAGTGTGGCACCAAATACGGCGTCACCACGCCGAACCGGTTTTGCGTATCGAGCGTCCGCAGCGGCTCGCTGGGCGAGTGGCAACGATGGTCGCTACCATGGCCGTTGTACTTGGCCAGGAACGGCGTGCACAGCGCATGGTGGGCCCCGCTGGTGCAGACCGTGCTGAGCGGCTCGCCTAGGGACAGGCCATCCTGATTGTTGCGCAGGGCTACGACGAACGGCTCGACAAACTTCCGTAGCCCCGCCTCAATCCGTTTGAGCGTATTGTCGGCCAGGGGCCGCTTGCGGCTAAAGATCGACGGGCATGGCCGGCTCCAGTCGATAATCTCCGCAGCCGCGCGCCATCGGCCGGCGTGGGTCGCCTCTGGCCACGGGATATCCTGTTTCGCCGAGCCCCGCCGCGCGAGAATGAACAGCCGATGCCGCCGCGTCGGCGCTCCGAAGTCCGCGGCGTTTAGTACCTGGTGATCCACCTGGTAGCCGATCGCCTCAAGTGCCTTGATCCACGCCCGGAACGTTTCGCCTTTGCGCGTTTTCACCGGTCGGCCTTTCTCGTCGATCGGACCCCAGTCGCGGAACTCGCGAACGTTTTCGATCAAAAGCCACTTCGGCCGCTTGGCCTCGGCCCACACGCATACGTGCCACGGCGTAGCCCGCTTCTGGTCGTCGATCGGCCGCCCGCCCCGTGCGATACTGTGATGGGTGCACTCCGGGGAGGCCAGCAGTAGATCGAACTCGGGCAGGGTCTTATCGTGCCGGGGGTCGATGTCGTCGATCCGCGCGCAGATATGGCGCGTGCCAGGGTGGTTGCGCTCGTGGGTGAACACCGCGGTCCGCCAGTGGTTCACCGCCAGCAGCACGTCCACGCCGGCGGCCACCGCCCCGGTCGTAAACCCGCCCGCACCGCAAAACAGGTCGGCCGCAGTGAGGGATTGGATGGTTTTACCCATCGGTTACCTCTTCCGTCTTGCCGCGGTCGACCAGCTCGCCGCGTAGGATGGGAATGTCGCGCCGGGCGCTAAACCCCAGACGGACGGTGTCGCCGCAAATGTCGACGACGCACACTTCGATCTTGTCCGGCCCGTCGTCGATCAGGATTCGTTCGTTTTGCTTCCTTGACAGCAGCAGCATTTGCAGTTCCTCCGTGACAAAAGTGGTGTTCAGACCTTTCGCCGGCCTTGCCGCGATGGCGTTTCACATGGGGCCCCGCTTTCCGCCGCACGGCGGCTAGGGGCCCGTCTACGGTAGTCGTGATTATCCCGCGAAGATGGCCACACCGAGGCCGCCCAGCGCGGGCCCTTCGCCGCGGCCGCGTGGCTCTCGGCCGTGCGTCTCAGGCAGTGCCATTTCTGCCGCCGGCCGGCCGGCAAACCGGCCCGGGCCAGAATGCGGTCCCAGTGGACGTAGCTTTGCCGTTTTCCGAACGGGAACGGCCAGAGGCGTTCTCGGTCGACGCCGGCGGCGGCTTGCAAGACGGCCAGGGAATGGGTGAGCGGATAGATTCTGCCCCGTTTCGTCTTGGTGTTTCTGGCCGGAACGGTCCAGGTACCCGCGGCTAGGTTTACGTCCGCGGCCTTCGCTTTCCAGAGTTCGCCGAAGCGGGCGGCTGTGTCGTAGACCAACAGCACGCCGAGTTCCCAGCATAGGCCCGCGGGCAGGTCGCCCCAGGACCCCGGCTCGTCGCCGGCAGCGTGGAGCAACCGGTTGAACTCGTCGAGCGTCCAGGCGTTTGGCGGTTCCTCGCCCGGGTCGAAGCGTTTGACGCGCCAGGGCGGGGGCACCAGCTTCTGTTCGGCCGCCTCGCCCCAGAGCGAGAGCAACTGCCCGCGTTTGGTGTTGACGGTCGCCGCCGCCAGGTCCTCGGCCAGGTCGTCCATCCAGTCGTGCACCGTCGCCCGCTCGAGGTCGGCGATCGTGGCCGGCCGCTCGTACTCCTCGGCGAACCAGGCCGCGAACTGGCGGGCGGCGATGCCCAGTTGGGCAAAGGAGTCGGCCCCGAGCGTGTGGGATCGTTTGTATTCGGGGAGTAGGGCGAGGAGCGAATCGGAAGGTGCAAGCGTCATGGCGGCGTGCTCCGTAAGCGCGGCCCTCGTGGCAGGTCCATCGCGCGTAGGAGCCGCATTGGCCGAGGGCCCGAAGTCCATGGGCCACGAAAACGTAGCCCGCTAAAATTTTCGACAGTTCCTTCCGACACATCCGTTCTCTCCCCGCGGGCATCCAGCGTGCCCGGCTCGCAGTGAATTAGGTGTCAGGTGTCAGGTTTCAGGTGTCAGGGTTTCGGTGGCAGGGCGGCCGCGTA